ATCCCTTTGTCCTTTGCGAGTATTTCCATCCATTCTTTGATAACACGATAGACAGTAATTATATGTTCACCGGCGTAATGGGTCAAATCCACCCAAGCCCAGGCAGTGGTCATATTTATAAGCCTGATGCCGCCTATACCGAGAATCTTACCTTTGTGCTCAAGGGTATAGTTGTAATCTACAATTTCAGGTTGATTAGAGAGAATCCCCCTACTAATGGAATTATTCTTTACGGCCTCAATGTCTTCCTGTTTAAGTTCACGAAATTCCATTTATGCACTTCCCACAATCATCCAGCTAAAGGCATCTGTTGCAGCAGAGCCATCTACGACCAATCCGGCATTATTAGCGGCGTTTATAGGCAGCCAGCAAGCCTCTCCGACTTTTAGTGCTAAATCAGAATTTGCACTTGTTAGACTGGTCGTGCCGGAATCATCCAAAAGAATATAAATCGTCCCAACCTCGGACTTAATATAAACGCCATATATCTTGGCTAAAGCTATATGGTCAACCATAGCAAATAGTTGAACGGCATTGCTGGCTTGGTCTTTGGTTATTGTATATCCCTCTTGGTGTTTGGTAGGCACTGTCATAGTGGCTTCATCAGAAATACTAACTTCTTCGCCAAGCCCAGTCAAATTCGCTTTAATTGTTACTTTTAACGCTCCAGTGGCCATAATTATCTCCTATCTACCTGTTACATCCATTCTCGGTATCAATGCCCTAACCGTGCAGGGAAGCGGACTGGCAGTTGAAATAATCAAAGGAGACTCAAGCGAGAATCCTCCATCAATAGCAACGGCAACCGTTCCCGTAAATAAATCATCTATTTCAGTGAGATTCACCCATCGTGCATCGTCAAGGTCAATATCATATAAGGCGCTGTCGGAAGCGCCGTATTTTACACCAGCCGAATTTAACAAACTAACACCCATTTCCTTCACGGTTGTGATGCTTGCGGCAGACGTACCCATCTGCGTAGAGGCCACAGGCTTCATCGGCTCCAGTTTAGAGGTATAAGCCAGACCGACTTGGGCGGTTGTTACCGCTGTTGACGCCGTGATTATACCGGAACTAACGGTATATGTGTCCAGGTCAACACCATCACCCAGGAGGGCGACCGTTTCACCCTCAAGGTGAAGCAAGCCGGCTATGGTTGTTTGAGCGGTATTGTGCGTTATCGTCTTTCCGGAATCCACAAAGAAACAATCATCTATATCGGTGAATGTTCTTGAGGCCATTCGCTCTACATATATTACGAAAACACCGCTATTAACGCCTGTCATAGTTCTCTTGACAGTGAGCCAAACCTCATCTTCCGCCGAACCTGGTATAACGCAGACACTTTGAACCAGGCCGTCTATCGGATGGTCAGCCCACGCTACGACGTTCTGGTCTCTCTCGTAAGTCATTGAAAGCAAGGAGCCGTCGGTAAGTGTACACCAGATAATCGAATCTGGATTCCTTTGATGTGCTATACTTGTAATTCCCGAATATGTGATATGCTCGGCCAGGGCACTCAAATCAGGGGCAACGTGTTTGCCACGTTCCTCGGAGTAGGTCATTTCCCTGATTTTGCGCCCGACGAAATCAACAAAAAGTATTGATTCGTTCACCTTCAACGCCTGCATTGCCTTACTGCCGTAGTTTGTCTGTTGACGTATAGTAGGATTCGTTGGGGTTATAGGCGTGCCAAAATCGTTGGAAGCTATCTTCCATTCATCCCCGCCGGTTCCTGCAATCAACGATTCCAACGCTTCTATCCACAGGATTTTGTTGGTCGTTGGTATGGTTACAGAGAACGAATCTGCATCATTGACTCCCGCCTCGAAGTTCTCATAATCATCCACCTCGCTTAACCAGATGGTAGTGCCAAGGCCGGGCGCACGGGTATATGAAGGAAGATACCAAACATCATCGAAGTCCCAGTTTGTGAATGTGGCTTCGGTTTTCATCTTTATTGTCGTCTTTCCCGTTGCATCTCCATCGGTTGTAGTCCAGTTGCTTGTTTCATTATCCCAGAAACAGTCTGTATCAGTTCCATTGGTGTCCTTGCCTAAGAAACCGCCACCGTTAGTGGGTGTTCCGATAGAATAGACAGCACCAACGGAAAAACAGGTCGTAAGAGTGCAGGTTGTATGACGATTGCCGCAAAAACCGCCTAATGCTGCATCTGCGTGACCTATACCCTCACTGCATACACTGCCTTTTGCATAGCAATCAGTTATATCACCGCTGGCATCAAGTCCGACAAAGCCACCTGAGCAGTTTTTAGATACTGTTGAATCTGTTGCACTATTTTCAACATCACCTTCAGCACCACATTTGCTTATGTTATCGTTGCCAGTTAAGTAACCTACGAAGCCGCCCACATTAGCTTGTCCTATGGAATCAGACCTTACATTACCATAGGCAAAACAAAGAGTGATAGCGCTGCTGCCGGCTAAATATCCGGCAAATCCACCAACCTGTTTCAATCCCGTAGTTACTATATTCTCTGTTACGTTGCCTGTTGCAACACATCCTGAAGCGCCTCCTGTAAGGCCGCCGGCAAATCCGCCTACTTGCTGCGGATTTGTTTCTGTGAGAACTGCTACTGATACATCACCAGAAGCAGAGCAATCTACGAGCGTAGCCTCAAGGTAGCCACCGAAGCCGCCTGCCTTGAGTGCTGCTGCTACAGAGCCGGTTGAAATCTTACTCACACCTGCTGAAGAACTACAATCTGTAAAAGTGATGTCAGTTACGGGAGATGCAACCGCCTGCCCAACTACGCCCCCACATCCGTATGGCCCCCATGTAGTTCTCACCGTTCCTGAAGTCGCAATATTATTAAAATCTAAAGTACCAGAACCAGATAGATATACATAAGCAGCAAGAATACCTGCACCACCATATCCTATAATCTCAGCATTTAGTATGTTTACATCCTTAATGAAGTCTCCGGCGGTAGCAGAAAGAATCTTGCTAAACAGACCACAGTAACTATAGCCGTCCGGTGTGGTTCCATATTCCGTTGTTCGATTTATGTAAAGATTACTTATCGTGTACCCCTGCCCGTCAAAAGTTCCACTAAAGGCAACAGTATGACCCACCGGTTTGAAACCATAGTAACGGCCGGTATAGCCAGCGACTTCATTCCACGTCCTTGACGCTCCGGCATCAATATCATTGACCAGGACATAGTCCGCAGTAAGGTTGTCCTGCATAGCTTGAAGCTCTGCCAAGGTTGATATGTTAATTGACATCTTAAATCCTTAAATCCGGATATTGTGCAGCAGTATATTCACTGTCGGCAAGCGACCTTGATGCCCCTGCGTAAACGCACCTGTTATTAAAAAATGTTATCGTTCCTGGATAGCCACGGGCTTTTGACCAGGCTCCCTCGTGCCACCTTTTTGTCGCAGCCGTTGACTCAATTCTGGAATAGACAGTTATTGCGGCCGTGTAGGCATTTACGACAGCGGTTACTTTTACAATCCCTTTTCTCAGGATATTGTTCATCGACAGTTCGGCGGTACAGTCTGCTGCATCGACATTATTGATTCGATACTTGATATTCTCCTCCGACTCGGTGGACGAAAGCTGGATATTTCTGTCGTCTTCTGCCTTGTAGGTCTTATGGTCTTCCCATCCGGCATCGTTCTCATTTCGCTGCAATTTGACTGTGCCAGTCCATCTGCCGTGCGTGTTGAATGTATAATCACCTTTTATGTATAATTCATCCGTCGTGCCTATTCCAACCTGCTCTACCGAAGTTGTTGTCCTCGAATGAATAAGCATAAACAACGCTCCTTCGTGTTCGGGAATGAACATATCAACCGAAGATGTTAATGTGCCGCTGCTTCCTGCCGCTATTACATCACAGGCAAGCGTTGACGAGCTCGGGTCATCCGGGTCAGCTAAGTCATTCCGTACGAGAAACGGCCCTTTGCGAAAGTTTATTTCTTCAAGAACAAATGTCTCTACGCCCGTTCTGCTCAACTTGCTCGGCGGGTATGATGGATGAACTATCCACATAACATCGGCCCGCTGCCTGATTTGCAGCTGCATCAGATCTGCGGCCAAGTAAGGTGTCGTAATCCAGGTATCACCGTCGGCATACCAGTCATCTTCGTAAAACTTTACATAAGCACCTTCGTAAAAGACGTCTTCGTCCTCGTAAGTTACATATTCCCAATCGCCTAAAACATCTCCGTCATAATAGAATCTTGCGTATTTGTTACCCAGTTCAACTGTATAGGCTACTGAAGTTGAAAAGATAAAAGGTATTTGTCTTACGACTGTATTTGCAACACCCGTCGGTGTGTTCTTGGCATCGTAAATGAATTCCGTACCCGGTCTGCGCTCGGCGCCACCGTAAATACGGGGAATGAAATTTTCCAGATGACGGCAGCCTGCTTCGTATTTTTCCACATCTGCCCGGGCATCTATCTGGTCGCTTAACTCACCTGCATTAAACTTAATTATTGGCAAATTACCCATATTAGCAATCTGTTATTATTTCAGATTCTATTCCATCGCCGACAGCGACGCCGTCTCTGTCTCTTTCATCATAAACATTATGAACATCAGTTTGGCTGTTATAAATATTAGTTATAGTCGTTGAAATATCGGTAACAGACTCGTATTCTCCCGTACCGACTGTCTTTTCGTTCAAGAAAACCCGCTCAGTAACTTCTGCATCATAGTTTCTCACATATTCGCCTTCGTGCATCACATACTCACCATCATAGAACACATAGTCATCGTTTAGAATAGAGACCAGGGCATTTTCCCAGTAGACTTTCTCCTGCTCATAGACAAGAACTATATCTCCTACAACTAACTTAGTCCCTGGAGTTGCACGATAATAGCCAAGATTGACGACTTCCTGCAAAAACTGGTAAGCAAGACCTCTGCCAGTGCCATTCGGTTGAAACGCCGTGAACACCAAAAAGTTTCCAAGCTGAAAGCCAAATTTGACTTCATAAGACATAGCATACCTTATGCGTCATTCAGGAATCCCCAGACACCAACATCAGCGGTAGCAGAAGCACCGGCAGCCGTTACCCTGTCCATTGTAAAAATTTCACCGGCAGTGTACGTTACAATGCCAACCGGAGTAGAGGCAGGTAAAGGCATACACCAACAGGAATCTCCTGCCGTATCGACCCCACTTAATGTCTGATTGCCCAAGAAGTCCGTTTTTGCAGTCGATTGACCGAAACTGACTACGGCTGCGTCTAAATCACCTGACGCCTTTGTAATACTTATGGCAAACGGCGTAAACTCCTTGCCTGTCGGGACTGTGTATAGTGCCAAGTCCGTAATTAAATTAAATTCTACATCATCGTCAAACGCTATGAGTGCTATTGCCTTTTCTTTGAGGTCCGCAATAATACACCTTACCTTTCTTGTTAAAAATTATTGATATATTCCAATCAAATTGTTATAATTCTTTCTATGATTAAGAAACAATGCTCGCATTGCAAGCAAATCAAGCCGGTTTCGGAATTTAGCAAAGACAAGTATAAAAAAGATGGACTTGATATTTACTGCAAGCTTTGTAGAAGCAAAAAAAGGAAGACCTACAGTCTGTCTCCAAGGGGCAAAGCTACAAGACGTCACTGGCAACAAACCGAAAAGGCTAAGACTTCTCAAAAGAGAAGGAGCCGAAAATACCGCCAAAGCAAAAAAGGCAAAGCTCTTCATAAGAAAAATAGGCGAAAGTATGAACAAAGCGAGAGGCGCCACCCCGAAAAAGCCCGTGCCCGTAGTATTACAAGTCACGCTATTGCAGCAGGGAAAATTGACTTTGCTAAAAACCATAAATGCACCTATTGTGAAAAGCCAGCTGAACAATATCATCATCCAGACTATTCTAAGCCGCTTAATGTCGAACCAGTATGTCGCAGTTGTCATCGAATACTTCATTAGTTACAATTTACGGTGCATTTGTATCAATACTATGTCGGGCTTGCCTCCAATCACTGCGTCCCGATACATTCACTTCCTGCCTACAAACCGTTCTTGCGTGGGACAAGGCATCCGCCAAATCCCTGCCCACATCCTCTAAAAGCGTGGGGCTTTTCGTACCTGCAAGAGCAGGAATAAGTTTCTTGGCAAGCGTCAAAACCAATACTTCGGTAAACAGCGGGTCGAAATCATCAGGGTTGGTAACTTTCTTGATGTATCTAAGGTCGACTTCATCGTTGTTGGTCAGATAGTAATTGCCCTCTATCGTAAATCGGGCATCAACATCGTAACTGTCGTCAAGACCGTAATCCGATTTGAACCTTAGATAATCGTCCGGCAGCTTGAACCTGTAATCCCACTCAAACTCAGGGTCGTTCACTTCCGGTGAAAGCGTTTTTCTGGCCGAGGCGAACGACCACTCGAAGCTGCGCAAAAGAGCATTCCTTGTCTGCGTGTAAATAGTAATGCACTTTAGAGCTTCGACGCCTGTCTGCACCGCAAGGGTAAAGTTTTTAGACCCTATTCGGTCGAGAGATTGATTACACACATCGACCTCTTTTGTTAAAAGAGCCATATTTCAATCTCCATCAATCAGTTTTTTCTTTGATTTCAACTGTCAATATTACCTTGCTGCCGATTAAACCGGCGAGATTCGCTGCATCTTGCTGGCTCAAATCAACATTGGTAATTCTAATTTGGTCGCCGTTGGCCTTCGTTGTGAATACGATACCATCCGGTGGAACATCAAATTTGCTTTTGACAGCCATAATATCTCCTATTAAGCGGTAAAACCTTCTACATACAAGGCATAAGCGCCACCTGCGGTTACATTAAGAGCCTGACTGACCGTCAATTTAATCGGCCTGGTGAAAACTATGTTCACAGCCGTCCCGCCATCCGCCAAAAAAGTGTACGGGCCAAGCAATGCCGTAGTAGCATCGTTAAGCACTACCGTTTGGGCAACGGCACAATTTATAACCAGTTTAGTTACGTATAAACTCTTGCCAGTAACAGCGGCCTTGACTTCCGAATTAGACGCCGAATCGGCTTCGGTAGCATTTACAGCCCAATAAAGCCTTGCAATCGGGGCCTCTTGCGTATTCAGTGCGGTTACAACTATATCAGCCATAATTTATCTCCTTATGAACCTCTGTGCGATTCCGGATACCTGGCTTGGTCTATCGTTGCGGTGTCCCTAACTGCGTCAATACCGCCTTCATCCTCAACGGTGGTAAAGTCGGGCCAATCACAATCCGTGAAATCTGCATCAATGGCAGGTCGAGCAGCAGCAACGGCAGTGGTATTGAAAGAATAAAACAAATCTGCCATAGCCGTTATGTCATCGTTTGTTAAACCGCCTGCGGGCTTATGTGGATTGTTCTTGAGGTAATGCTCAAACGCCCAGAAAACCAATCCTGTTTCTGATGCTGCCATAATTATTCTCCTTTAATCATCTATTAAATTTCCGTCTTCGTCACGAGGCCAGATATTCAACTTGACCTCACCGCAAGGCACGGTTGTCATAATTTTTGTAGCACCTCTCGGCTCGCCGTACCTTGTGCAATAACCAGCCTTTGCGTTTCTACGCAAAACTTCTTCCCGAACATTGCTTTCGCTTTCGTTCCAGTCAACTATTTCGCCGTCATCGCCTTTGGCCATTTCCAGAACCTTAACTTAAACAGAAAATCCAGACGGTGCGATTTATGACCGCAAGTTCTGCAAAGACGAAATCGCTTACCGTCTTTTTCACGAGGCATAAACATATACGAACCACATTTAGGACAAGGCGGCGTCGGGCTAATTACATTCATTTTTTCTTCTCTTTTTTTTCCTTTTTTTCGTCCGATTTTGGAAATACTTTTTCTCCTGTTTTCGGGTCAACCTTCATAATTAAACTCCTTAAAAAGGATTAAGGGGCCGTTAAGCCCCCTAATCATTAAAAACTTACGTGCTGCACATCAGCATAATCAACGGCCCTGCTATGCCGCTTGAACCGGCATTAAGAATGTAACCTGCGTGCTGACTTTCACAGGTAGCTTCGCTCGAAGCCGCTTCTGCCAATGTTCCATTGGCCCACCAATAAACAGTCCTTTCGTTGGCCACAGGGTCATCCAAAGTCAGGTTGCCGGGGCTGATATACGCTGGCCCCCACGTCTGGAGCCAGAACTTGTATCCAGCTTCAGCAGTCATAGCAGGAACTCCCATCCAGGCCGCACTTGAATTAGTGGCCTCGGACAGTTCACGATACGGATTCTCAAAAACCTCGAAATCATCGGATGTCGTCAAAGCTACCGGTATCGCACCGTCAAGATAAACTATCGTGGTCGAATCAACAGACGCCTCATTGCCGATGATACCGAACAGCCAAGTAGTATCCGTAGCGCTTTCATCGTTTATCATCAGGTATGCACCAGCCAAATCGTCTTCCGAACGGTCGCCAACCGCCACTGTGCAACTCGTAGCTCCGGCAGCAGTCTTAACGGCATTGGTAGTCCAGGAAAGCGCAGCGGCTTCCGTTGCGGCCGCTCCGTGATAGGAATAACAAGCCACAACAGCATTGGAATACTTAAAAACTCGGCCATCCCAGGTTATATGGCGAGTGCCATAAATATACCGCTGAGTAGTCTCTGCCGTGCGAAGCCCGAGTTGAAGACCGTGCACTCCACCAACAGTAGTAAAATCGTGAGGCGAAGCGTGCCAGGGCAACGGAGTGTTTGGGTATTGAAATACTTTACTCATTGTATTCTCCTTTCATTTATGCTGTATCGAGTTCAATCTCAACAACAGCTGGCCCTTCGACTCTTGTTGCTCCGATACTAAGTGTCGAAAATACTTGTACCGAGTCGCACAAATCGTGGCGAACACTAATACTAACATCCGGCTCCTGCGCTATCGCCAATACAATAGCGTCCTGAGCGAAGGCGTAACTGCTTGTTGCAGCAGTATCCTGCCCAACCGGAAGTCGGGTTGATTTGAGGAACTTGAATCCCATAAAGGTATCAATCTGACCCTGCGCCAAGGCCCTGACTGTGTTGTAGTCAGCACTTTTAACCTCTGTGGTATTTAATAATTGGTTGATATTGTGCGGATTGGTGAGGAAATATCTCTGTCGGGCTTCGTCAATTTCCGCATTATCAAGTAACTCTTTGGAGGTGAGCAGTTTTGCAATCGTCAAAGGTGTATCAACAGTGGCGGAGGACGCATTCGAACCTGCTGCGGCAATAGTGCCGTCACTTTGTATTACCCTGCACTCACCTACATCATAATTATTCACCGTTGTCGCTCCGGTGTGGCCGCTGTAAGCAGGGCCGCCAAGGGCGGTGATAATCACATCGTCAATGGCACGATTGAGTGAAAAATTCTGATTTTGGCTGTAAGGCGCTTCAAGTTCGACAAGCAATTTCAACCTGTCGGACTTATCAATAATATCAGCGGGAACAACGTAATCAGCCATCGACAATTTGCGTCTGGTATGGGGTGCATCTGAAATAGGGGTCGCACCGTGCCGAGTACCCTTCAACTGTGCAGTTTTAGGGCCCAAACGCTCGACATACATCGTATCGCCAGTTATAGCCTCCATTCGGCAACAGCCACGCAGTAATGCCGTTTTCTGTTGAGATAAAATTAAAAGGTTGGCCTTAAACTGGTCGACAAATGCTATTGGTATTTGTAAACTCATTGGATAACCCTTTCAAATTGTCAATTAACAATTGTCGGTCGGGGTGTCCGAACCAATCGGGCCTTTCCTACCTTATCGCTGGTAGGCGGGCGGCTTACCGCCATTGTTTGGGCCTTTTCAGGTTATCCACTTATAAATTTACAGGGGCTTATCGCTTATCCCGTTGTTTGCATTTTTGCTAATTGTTCAAATATTCTTCTAACTTGGTCAGCAACGCTTTTATGGTCAGGATGATTCATATTTTTATAAGCCTCGCTGTTCATCAGTTCTTTTTTTCTACCTTCTAAATCACTGCTCGGAGTTTCAATATCGGTGATTATCTTATGCTCGATGAATTTTTTCGCTATATTACCGAGAAATCCAGCGAGTTTCGGGTCGTTGCCGTATTCGGCCAAAAGATAATCCCTTTCTTCGCCTTCCACTGCGTTTTCGCTAATCATACGATTGACAAGATGCAGGTTTTCATCATAAGCCGTTCCCCATTTATTCCGCAAGGCGGTTTCGGCCTCTGATTTTTCCTGCTCCTCGAAGTCATCAAGCGCCTTGTTTGTAGCAGCGACTCGTTTTTTCTCGAACTCCCAAAGAGTATCAACCGTCTCTTGATTAAAACCTCGTTTATGAAAAAGTTGCCGTGCTTCCGTTATCAATTCCTCACTGAAATTATCGGCGTATTCTTCCGGCACATCCATTACATATTCTTCCGCCGTCTTCGGCCTGCCGAGCGCTTCGTGGAAAGCATCAATTTCGGATTGGCCTGAAGTTTCGGTGGGAAGCAATATCCCCTTTCTCCCAACGAGTTTCGCTTGGTGGCCGAGCGTCTTGAATGCAGTCGGCAAATCCTTTATTGCGTCGTAAATTTTCTCCTTTCTCAAATCTTCCGGCACATACTTGTCCCGCCATCCTTCGGCTAATGTGCCATCTTCGTTAATAAAACTTTCTGGGCCGGCGGGTGTCCCTGGCTCGACGGGTGGTTCCACTGGCGGGGCCGCTGGTTGTCCTTCATCTGCCATTATCTTTCTCCTTACTTAAAGCAATGACTATATCCATCAATACATCTTCTTTTTTTCTTTGATACATTTTGATGCCAAGTTTACTGGCTTGCTGTCGCCAGGTTGGCTCTTCGGCTAAATCTTCCATTGTCGGCGGTATAATAGGTTGATGCTGTTCTGGACTTATAAATTGTTTTACATTTTCAGGGTCATTCAAATACCTAATGGCTGTGGATTTTAGCAACTGAATCCCGAATGTTTCCGTCCTTATGCCAGGATTGTTTTCTGCGAATATGCTTTCCTGTTCCTTTGTCTGGCAAAAATACGGCTGACGACCTATTTCTACATATAATATATTCCCCTCTTTGTCCTTCATTATTTCGCCTATGCCGCCTGCTTTTTCTGGACTATATCTCCTTGGTTCTTTAGTGGCGTCATACGCAATGATTTCCGTAACCTGTACGCATCCTCTTGCAACATTTTCACCCTGTTCCATTTTTTCATACATTTCAGGGGCTTTGGTTGTCGCCGTTTCGGCGGCCTGTGCTTGTCCTTCTGCTGGCATAATTTATTCTCCTTAATTCGATATATTCTTCGCCATCAATATACACTCTTGGCAGCTTACGATCCGCCTCGTCTAATTCCTTCTTGACTTCCCGTAATTTTTCTACGGTCAATTTTTCTGCCATAATTTACTCCCTTACCGCTTCTGTCTGTTTCGGTTTACCTAAATCAACTTTTATTTTTCTGAGTATATGCACAATGACAGACCTTTGACCTTCATTGAACATAACCTGATGGCTGTCTATTCGGCCGTTATTATCGAGAGGAACCAAAACCAAATCATAATTCGCAAGCCCCTTCAAATCCTTAACAACTCTTTCACTATCGGGACTGCCAAAAGTATATTTATAATCCCTGGTTAGCTGCTCAACGGCTTCTTCTCTTTTTTTATCTTCGTCTGTCATCTGCCTTTTAATCGCCTTATCTCTGCCTCAGTCAAACCGGCTTCTCTTATTCCCCTGGTAACGGCTTTCGTTCTGACAGTCTCCAGCTTTCTCGGCACTTTATAATGTCTGCCTAACGCAGCCATTTTCATCAATCTTAATAACCGCCTTAACCTTGCCTCCTCTTTTTTCTTCTTTTTCTCAGTTTTAGGCAACGCCTCTATATATTTCTTACTTTGCGCTTTGAAAGCCTCCAAACCACGTTTGGTTTTTTTGTCCACAGCCATTATGTCACCCTATGTCTTCTTATAGCAAGGCAAAAACAATCTAAGCAATTTCTGATATTCTTAAAATTAGTTCTTGCCCTGTTGAAAAGTTCACCGATACAGTAGTTGTCAAAATCCAGTCTTACAATGAAAACATCCTCGGCGTATGTGGGGTCGTCGGATAATATGCTCACTTTACCACCGGCCCCCTGAATATAATCCAAAGATTGTTTTATAGTATTTATTTCAGACATTATGCCACCCTTCGTCTTTTTCGGCGCATTCTTGCCCTGCGAGCTATCATTGGTAGCCCTTTCCTTTTAGTTCCGGCAAATTCTCTTAATTGCGCTTCGCTCATTCCAGTAACAGTTTTCTTGCCCGCTCTTCTGCGGCCTAATTCTGCGCCCATAAACATCTGTTGACGTTTTGATTTAGCTGGCATAATTTTAACCTCCTGTCATTGCCTCCTGTAATTCACATAGGGCATAGTAGCGAATAAGCCCCAAAATAGGCAGTTGAACTTTAACTCTTTCATATCCTTTGCCGTGACCCAAATCTTTAATCTCAAGAACTTTAACTGGCATTGCATTTGGGCGTCCTTTTGGCTGAACTAAATCTCCTGCTTTCATATTAAGTCATCGCCTCCTGCAATTCGGCGGCCGGCGAGCCCTCTTCTGCCGCCTGACTTGTATCTTTATAGCCCTTCGCTGCGATTTCCGCCATCTGAGCGGCTTGTTGCTGCTGCAATTGTTGCGCCCTCGCCTGCCTTTTCGCAGCGACTTCCTCTTCAGTCGCTAAATCCTCTTCGTTCACGCCGAACGCCCTTCCCATTCTGCGAACCGCTTTATCTTCATCGATATTATCTTTAACTCCGGGGAATATACCTTCCATCTCGCCAACGAACATTGCGAACTGCTGGAAGGCGTTTGCCTGCTGGTTACGAAGGGCAAGGGCAAGTTCGCTGATATACTCTATGCCGAATCCTTCTCCCTGTAATTCCGACGGCGGATAAGGGATTTTGCCGTTCCTGATAAGAAGCAGAACGCATCTGGTAATAACAGGAGTCAGCAGTTCGCTCTGAAGTCGGTAAAGGGGCATAGCGAGTTTCTTTGCTGCCTGCTCGAACCGCTTATAAATCTCAATCCTCGTCCTTCTATCGCCGGATTCAGGCATAGCAAGTGGCATAAATACATCCGCATAAAAAGCCCTATGAATTTCCTGTGCCTTGTATTCCAACATTTCTTTCGATATTGGGAAATTGCCCAAAACACTTTTCTCTATCCCCCTAATGGTTCCTTTTTCTTTGACCCAATTGGTTGCACCGGGCGTTACTTTGACAGTTCCCTCGAAATGTTCGAGAATCTCTAAAGGCGGATTATTGTGTTTGTTGGCGCATTCGTGAAGGTCTCTCTCCATTTGCTGCAAACTTTTAACAGAAGCCAAACATTCCGTCCCCTGTCCCCTACCGTGTTTTTCAGAAGAAGATTTCATCCATCTTGCAATAGCGTGGGGAAACTCTGGAAATCCAATTTCTGCTATAATCTGTTTTTCTTCCTCATTTACATAAATTGCCTCAAAAGGCCAATTCATATAATCGGAAAGCATTGCATTCCTTTTTTTGCGTGGCCTGACACAAAATATAACTTTGAATAATTTATTTTCAGTTTTTTCCTCTTTCAAAGCATCTGTGATTTTTGTTCCAAGATTTGGATTTTCATATTCGCCAGATTCAATAAATTCCTGTTGTAGTTGCCTCGCCGTTCTGGTATAAGAAAGCAAAACGGTATCTGGGTTGCCGTGAGAATCTTCCAAAAATTGATACAAGGATATATCCCAGTCTTTGAAGTTCAACTTCATCCATTTCGTATCGAACTCGGAATACAGGTTTCCAGTCCCCAAAACCACAAGACTTCTCAAAGTCTCGTTAAACTGGAGCATAAAATTCGATTCGAACAACTCATCGTGCGTGATTTCGGTGCCGATTGAAAGATACCTGCGAACCCTGTCGTTTTCGTTTAGTTCTCTGTTTTTGGCTTTTAATCCGAAGAACAACTGGCCGGAAGGAATAAATGCCGCCGATAGTCCTGAGGCCATATCCTGACTATCG